GTCTTCTTTCATTGTTGGCATTTTCAGCTCCTTTCAGCTTGATTGGTTTGAGCGTTGTTCGGCAAGTTTGGACCTCAACTCGTAACCCATGAGGGGCCAAATCTTTTGCACAGCGTTGGCTCGTGCGATTTTTCGGCCTATTTCGGGATCAAAGTTTTCGGGCGATGCACAGGCGCTCTCGCCGGTCACGGTGAATCCGTTGCGCAGGACAAGGACGCAGAAAGTCAGCAGACCAAGCGGAGCCAAGTCGGAGTTGTCTACGGCTGGCTTCTCCCTGCCGACATAGGTGTCGTTATCCAGAGCGCCGCTACGACCGTCCCGTGCGGTGAAGTAATGCTCACCGGCAATGCACGCCTCAATGTCAACCGGCGTGATGCGCGGGGCGGTCTTGCCCTTGGCAATGATTTCCTGCTCAATTTGTGTGTCGGTGGTCATGATATGTCCTTTGCTGGAGCGAACTGGCGTAAAGCGTGAACCAAAGCGCGAAAGATGAAGTCCTTGGCCTGCTGCTCACCGGGCAGCATGTCAAACGGAACGATGCAAGGGTGCGTCTTGGCCTCGGGGTCTTTGGTCGGGCCGTACACCCAGCCTTCGGCAACCTTCTGCGCCATCCAGCTTTCGTGGCTGACCTCTGGGCCGACGTTGAACTCGGTGTGCAAACGCGCGCCAAGCAAGGCGCTGTCTTTTTGCCACTGAGGTGCATCTTCCCAGGCCGGCTGGCTCATATCGCCAAGGGCCTGGCAGTAGGCGCGGTTCACCTCGTGGCACACGCGTGCAATCTGGTTTGTGTCCATGATCGCCCCTTAGATGAACGCACGAATGGCCAGCGGGTCGCCGACCACCTGCCCGATGATGTCCAGATCGTTGAAGATCACAAACAAAGCGGACTCGCCGGTTTCCAGGGCGACTTCCCAGCGGTCGCCGCCGTACTTGGCCACGCGCACGTAATCGCCGGGTTTGCACCAGCTGCCCTCGGGCCAAGAATCCATGCTGTTTCGGTTCTTGAAGGCAAGGGCGCCAACGGATACAACGCGGGCCACTTGCGTGTTCCACTTTTCCGTGTCGCGGGAGCCGTTGTCAAGAATGATGCCCGAGGCAGTCTTGGTCTTGGGGCTTCGAATCTGCACCAACACGCGACTTCCAAATGGGACGATGCCAGGCTCGGCATGGGGGAACGCCTCAATTAACGCTTCACTCATCTTCTGCTCCTTTCAGCAGTTGCGGGCAGCCAACACGGCCGCCCTCAAAAAATATTACAGACCCGTTTGATCACAGGTCTCGGTCGCCGTTTCGCTCTTCGTCTAGCATGTCGACCAGGGCTTTGATGGCTGCTTCGTATCCATCGACCATTCCCACCCGGTACCCATACTCGAAGGCGTCTCGGTTGACCGGGCGCTTGAGGGCTTCAAGCGCAAATTGCTGCTGCTCGGTCTTAAACCGGCCAAGCAGCTGTTCTTCAAATCCCATCAGCAGGGCGTCTTAGGCATGGACGGCGCGGCGGGCAGGGTCTGGCCCGTGACGGGCTGACCGGCTGCCATGCGGTGGTGTTGATTGACCAGCGCGCCGGTCATCGGCACGGTGCCTTGGGTTGGTTTGTCGCTCATGAGGTGCTCCTTGTAAAAATTAACGGGTGCCCGGGTTGATGCCCGTGCCAGTGCTCACAGAAAACTTTTCGCCCGTGGCGATCTCTGCCGCCGCCAGGCGCATGGCTGTGGCGTTGTCTTCTTGGTTCATTTGCAAACGGGCATCAATCTCGGCTTGGGTCAGATTGTTCTTAGCGGTCTGGTGCAGCTGCTCAGCCTGGAAGTTCTCAGAGCGTGCGCGCTGCTTATCAGCCAGTTCGGCGGCATCCATCTGGGCCTTGACCTGATCAACCTGCGCGACCTGGGTTGCTTTTTGCTGCTCAATCTGCAGGCGGGCGGCGTCGGACTGAGCGCGCTGATCCAGTGCGGCCTGTTGGAGCTGGGCGCTCATCTGTGCGATCTGCATGCTGTTGTCAGGCGGCAGCTGAGGCTGAGGCGCGTACTGCTCGGCCATCTTGTCGATCTGGGCAAGCTCCTGGGCGAACTGCGCGAGCTGCTGCTCAATGATCTGTTGGACCCGAATAATCACCTGGACCTGCTGCTTCGCGTCGTCCTTTATCAGCTTTTGCTCTTCCGCCCGTTGAACGGCCTCATGCGCTTGCGTGAGGTAGAAGTTGAGCAGGTGGTCGCGCAAGTGCTGAGCCATCGGGTAAAGGTAGGTCTTGACCATCGCCGGGTTCATCCCAAACATCGGCGACTTCAAGAACGCCAGGTGCGTCTGGATGTGGGCCACGTGGTCCTGCTTTGGCAGCACGTAAACGGGCCGGCTCATCGTCGCCGCCACGTTCTCGCTGACCGGGTCCACATCGTCTTGGCCAGGCTGAGGCTGCAGCACGTCGTCCGGGCTGAGCTTCAGGTTGCGAAGGAACATTTCCTCGACCTTGCGCGCGTCGTACATCTGCGGCAAAACGGCGGAGCGCTGCAGCACGGCCTGGACCTGGGCGAAGCGTTGGGCCTCGCTGAAGATCGCTGGGTCGCTGACCGGGATCACGTCCATCGGGCCGTCGAAGTCTTCGGGCTTGATCTCCAGCCCAGACTCCATTGCCTCAATGTCCTCTTCGGTGAGGTACGCGCTGTTAATGCGGTGCAAAATCTTGAATACCCGCGACATGGAGCTGTGCAAGCGCGAGTGGATCGAGCTGAACACGACCATGCCTTGCTCGATCAGCGCCAGCGTTGTGCCCACAGGCGCGTTGGCGTTTTGGTCGCTCAGCTTCTCGAACGAGGTCTGCACCACGCCCTTGCCGGCATCAACCAAGAAGCCGAGCAGCTGGAACAGCGTCGGGCTTGGGCCGTTAAATGGCAGCGGCATGGCCAGCTTGCGCACGTCGTCGACCAGTGCGCCGCCCTCAAGCTCAACAACCTCGGTCGGCTGCAGGTTGATTGTCTGACCGTTAGGGCCGCCCTTGAGCTTGAGCAGCGTGGGAATATTCTGGATGTGGGCCGAGTCCAGCAGGGCGCGCAAGGCTCCAGTGGCCGCGCCGGACAGGCCGCCAATCATGTGGGTCAGGCCAATCGGGTACGCGCCGCGCCAAGGGACGAACGGGAACTCGACAATCCAGTCCAGCTCCTTGCGGCGGCTGTCGTCGGCCTCCCAGTTGCGGTACAAACCGCACGCCTGGCTGCTTGGCTTGTCGATGCTGATGATGTACGGCTCCATGCCGTCACCAAAATCGAGGTGCGTGTAAATCTCAAAGATTGTGCGCAGGCCGTCCTCGTTGTAGGATGATTCCTCTCGGCCTTCGATTTTGTTGTTTGCTTTGCTGGCCGCGCTGTAATCAACGTCGCCAGGCGAGCCCAGGTTGATGTCGATGTACATTTCCGCTTTGATGCGGCGGTTGAACTCAGCCTTGGTCACGTACTGCACGTGCGTCTTGCGCTCGGCAGAGTAAAAGTTGGTGGCCGCAAACGGCAGGTAAATGTCGTCGATCGCAATAAACTCGGACGTCGGGCGTTTCCACTGAGCGGACCACATGAGCTTGAGGTACTGACCGCCGCCCAAGGGCAGCTGCGTGCTCAGCTGTTCGAGCTCGCCTCGGAACTCGCTCATCTGCTCGGTCGTTTGCCAGTTCATGAACTCAGACTTGCGGCGCGCCTTTTCCAACTTCCCGGGGTCAACGATGCCAAGCACCTTGGACTTGACCGGGCCGCCGGGCGGGAAGATTTCCTTCATCACCCTGGCCGAAAAGTCAACGCAGGCCTCGACCAGCATCGGGTGCACGACCTTGTTGGCGCCGGCAAACTGTGCGCCGCCTGGGGCATCGTCGCCCAGGCCGGTGCGGCGCAGGCCCTCTTCGTAGAGTTTGTCGCGCTTTTGGCGGGCTTCTTTGTCGCGCTCTATTTTCTCGAGCAGATCGGTCACAACATCGGAAAGGGTGGACTGGTCCACCTCGTCGACGATGTTTGCAAAGTGGGCCATCTTCTCGGCCACGTCTTTTTTGTTCTCAAGGCGAACGATTGCGCCGCCGTCGTCTGTGTCCTCGACTTGCATGTCCTCATCTGGGAGAGACAAGTCTTCGGCGCGCTGCTCCTTGTCGCTTGGGTTTTCGTCTGTGCCGCCGTTCAAGAGTTGGTCGTCCATTGTTTTCAGCCTTGGTTTAGCGCGCGTTCATTGCGTGGAGCTCGCCCACAATGCTGTCGATTCTAGCCAGGTCAAAGTCGACTGTGGGGAAATTCGCACCGGAGACTGCGCCGCCTTCGGAAAAGCCGTGCACTTCACCGCCTAGGGCAAAGTTTTCGGGCGGTGGTCCACCCTGCCCCATCTCGGCTTGATACGCCTTGAAATCGTCTTCTGTCATGAATGCGGGTTTTCCCGGAAGGGGCTTACCTGCAACGCGGGCATCTATCAGCCCCGTGTTTTGCAGGTCGCCCACGTCTGACCACTCGCCAGACTTCACAAAGTCCTGCACGGCCGGCAGGTACTCTTTGACCGGGGCACGGTCGCCTTTGCCTTTGATCTGAACAATTTTTTCAGGTCCAGGTCGACCCTCCGGCGTTCCAGTATCAAAAATTTTAGGGCCAGGCGCCGTCTCAATCGTTACATGCGGCCGCCCTTTGTCGTCGCGCAGGCTGAAGATCCTCGACCGGCCCTCGACCACGTCCGGGCAGTAGCCTCCGACGCAGTGGCCCATGGTCTCGCCCTCGTACTTCAGGGCGTCCTCAAGTTGCTTCTCGCCGGGATTCTGTGCGTAATATCCGTCCGGGCCTATTGAATTGCCGGCCTTGTCTAAAGTATAGCCCTCGGGTAGTTCCTTCGGCTGCCGCAGCTCAACCCACTTAGTACCCGACTCCGGATACTCTTTGACTATT